ATGTTTCTGAAGTTGACTTAACCACAGTCGTTCCTTCAGTACTAACTACAGCCGGTGCTTTTGCAGGAGCCTTTCAATGGGGTCCAGCAAATACAAGGATTCAGGTTACTAGCGAAATAGATTTAGTTAACTATTTTGGTCAACCAGATAGCAACACTTCCAATTCTTTCTTTACCGCAGCTTCTTTCTTAGCTTATGGTAATAATCTACAAGTAGTTCGTGCTACTGATCCAACCTGCTTAAACGCAGATTCTGGTGTTGGTGCAAACATTAACATGCCTAACAAGTCTGTATTTCAGGCTACATATTTAAATCAAAATAACGTTAACGCATACGGCGCTTTCATGGCTCGTTACCCTGGCGCTTTAGGTAATTCATTGTCGGTTTCTGTTGTTGATGCTGGTCTAACTCCTTTTAGTTCTTGGACATATGCAAATTATGTTAACGGAGCTCCAGGAACATCAGCACAAGCAATTGCTGTAAATGGCGCTGGTACATGGAACGATGAAATGCACATTGTTGTTATTGATACCAATGGCGTATTTACTGGCAATAAAGGCCAAGTACTAGAAGTTTTTGCATACGTTTCTAAAGCCTTAGATGCAAAAGATTCTTTAGGCAATTCAAACTACTATAAAAATGTATTGTTTAATAACTCTAAGTATGTTTATGCTATTGATCCAGTAAATTATAGTACCACCAATTCAACATGGGGTCTACCTTTATCTGGAACAACATACGCAACATTGACTTCTGCAATTACTTCAACCTTGTCTGGCGGTACATACACCAAGCCATCCGATGGTTCTTTGACTTCGGCTTTTGGTTTATTTGCTAGTGCTTCTGATGTTGATGTTTCTTTAGTGATTACTGGTGATGCGGACATAACAGTACAACAATATGTTATCGATAATATTGTTACTCCTGCCGGTAGTCTTACGGGTAGACGCGGAGATTCAATTGCATTTATTTCTCCTCCTTCTGCAAACGTTATTAACCAATCTGGTAGTGAAGTTTCAAACATTACCTTTTGGAACACAGCGTTAGCTCGTTCAACCTCTTATGCTGTTGCTGATTGTGGTTGGAAATATATGTTTGACAAATATAACAACGTATATCGTTGGGTACCATTAAATGGTGATATTGCTGGATTGTGTGTATACACCGATTCAGTTCGTGATCCATGGTTCTCACCAGCAGGTTTCAATCGTGGTAATCTAAAGAATGTTGTTAAGTTAGCATGGAATCCAAATCAAACACAACGTGATTCATTATATGCTCAAGGTATTAATCCTGTTGCAACCTTCCCAGGTCAAGGTACAGTATTGTTTGGAGATAAGACATTACAATCTAAACCATCTGCATTTGATCGTATCAATGTCCGTAGATTGTTTATTGTGCTTGAAAAAGCAATTGCTAAGGCTTCACAGTACTCATTGTTTGAATTTAATGATTCCTTCACACAAGCACAATTTGTTGCTTTAGTAACACCATTTCTTCGTGACGTACAAGGTCGCCGTGGCATTACTGACTTTAAAGTAGTTTGTGATTCTACAAATAATACTCCACAAGTTATTGATTCTAATCAGTTTGTTGGTGACATTTATATCAAACCTGCTCGTTCTATTAACTTTATTCAATTGAATTTTGTTGCTGTAAGAACAGGTGTGGCGTTTACTGAAGTCGTTGGACAGTTCTAATAAATAATTCAACGAATAGGAGAAAAAAATGGCATTCAACGTAGCAGAATTTAGATCGAATTTGATTGGTGACGGCGCCCGTCCCAATTTATTCCAAGTCACACTTACATTCCCAACTCTTGCCACTAACGGTACTGCCGCTGGACAACAAGTTCAGTTTTTAGCAAAAGCAGCTCAGTTGCCGGGTTCGACAGTTGGTACAGTACCTTTGTATTATTTTGGTCGTGAAATGAAGTTTGCTGGCAATCGTACATTTACCGATTGGACATTGCAAATTATTAATGACGAAAGCTTTACAATCCGTAATGGCGTAGAGCAATGGATGAATTCTATTAATAGTCATTCTGGTAATCTTAGAAGTGCTAACGCTTCTAGTCCATCATCTTATGCTGTTGATGCAAAAGTTGACCAATATGGCAAAACAGGAAGCATCATTCAAACTTATAACTTTGTTGGTATGTTCCCTGTTGATTTGGCTCCAATTGATTTAGATTGGGGTTCAAATGATACCATTGAAGAATACTCTGTGACTTTTGCTTATCAGTATTGGACAAATACAGCAAGTACTACTTAATTATTTTACGAGGAGGGCTTTGGCTCTCCTCATTATGTTTTTTTTTGAATTGGAATAGAACAATATGGCATCATTAAATAAATTTTCCCTCTTTGGATTTACAATTGCCCGAGCAAAATCGGAAGAAGATGCTGGCGTTCAGCAATCTTTTACGCCACCAACTAATGATGATGGCGCATTAACAATTACATCAGCCGCATATTATGGAACTTATGTTGATCTAGACGGCACAGCAAAAAATGAAGTAGAACTCATTTCTCGTTATCGTGAAATGGCGATGCAGCCAGAAATTGAAGCTGCTATTGACGATATTGTTAATGAAGCCATTTGCCAAGACGATGATGGCAAAAATATCAAAATTGTTTTGGATGATTTAAAACAACCAGAAAAAATCAAAACAGCCATTCGTAATGAGTTTAGCACACTTTTAAAGTTGTTAAATTACAATAATTTAGCACAAGACATATTCCGTAGATATTATGTTGATGGTAGAATGTATTATCACATTATTATTGACCGTGAAAACCCACTACAAGGCATTAGAGAATTGCGTTATATCGACCCACGCAAGCTTCGTAAAGTTCGTGAAGTCAAAAAGAAAAAAGATGAACGTACTGGTGTGGAGATAATGAATGTTATTAACGAATATTATATCTTCAATGATAAGGTTACTACTGGTTCTTCTAGCAATTTTGGTCCTGTTGGTGTCCGTATTACCACAGATTCCATTATCTCAGTTGTTTCTGGTCTCATGGATTCTCGCCGTGCCGTGGTATTGTCGTATCTACACAAAGCAATCAAACCATTAAACCAATTAAGGATGATTGAAGATGCTACCGTCATATATCGCATCAGTCGTGCTCCCGAGCGCCGCATTTTCTATATTGATGTTGGTAATTTACCTAAGCTAAAAGCAGAACAATATCTCCGTGATATTATGGTCAAGTATAAAAACAAACTTGTCTATGACGCTAATACTGGTGAAGTTCGTGATGACCGTAAATTCCTATCAATGATGGAAGATTTTTGGTTGCCTCGCCGTGAAGGTGGTAAAGGTACAGAAATTGCTACATTACCTGGTGGCCAAAATCTAGGCGAGCTAGAAGATGTTAAGTACTTTGAAAAGAAACTCTACAAAGCATTAAACGTGCCAGTTTCTCGTTTGAATCCTGAAAGTTCTGGATTCTCTCTTGGTCGCACCAATGAAATCACCCGTGACGAATTAAAGTTTGCTAAATTTGTTTCTCGTATGCGCAATAAATTTGCTGATTTATTTGACCAAGCAATGCGGGTTCAATGTGTTCTTAAAGGTATTTGTACCATTGAAGAATGGGACGAATTTAAAGAACATATTTACTATGACTTCATTAAAGACAATAACTTTACAGAACTCAAAGAAGCTGAATTAATGAAAGAACGTTTGTCGTTATTAGCAAATGTAGACCCATATACTGGTCGTTATTTCTCACAGTCTTGGATTCAACGTAATGTATTGCGTTTAACTGATGATGAAATCAAAGAAATGCAAGGTGAAATTGATGAAGAAAAGTCAGAAGGTTATGGTTTGCCGGTTGGCGTAATGAATGATGTGGCTCAACAACAAATGATGTCGCAAGTTCCACAACAACCAGTCAATCCAGCCGATAAAGAAGATGGTGACGGAGAAGCTCAATATGAGTCCACCGTAAGTAGATTGAAACGTATATTATAAATATTAATTTTGGAGAATAAAATGTCAGATTACTCAACCCGTAACATTATTGACTATGCAATGGATGAAGATGGCGCCAAATTTAGAGAAGCTTTGTATGCTTCTATTCACGATAAAGTGACCAACCACATTGCTGCGGCTAAACAAGCGGTAGCACAAAATATTATGGCTCCAGAAGAAGTTGCACAAGATTCACAGGAACCGCCAGTTGAAAACGCTTAAAGGTTTCCTGGATTCTAAAGAAGTTATTTTGCCAGAACAGGCAGAAGAATCTGTTGAGCCTGAGGTCCTGACTGTTTCAGAGGAGCCTCACTTTCCGCTAGGTGGCGGAAAAGAAATAATGGCACATTCGCATCATTTGCCATTGGATCCACCGAATGTTTTGATTATGAGGAGAAAGTCGGTACGGCAGTTTCCTAACAATCAACGAGTAGCTTTATATTATGTGGATAAAATAGATAAATACATAACGGTACCATATACAGCAATGCAATGGTCAGCGTCCACGCCAGAGGAATTTGAAGCCGGTGGTGAAGTAATTGAAGAAAATGTAATTTCTCAGTTACAAAATATAGTAGAAAGCGATTCAACTAACCGGATTCAATTTGAAGATGGTAAGAAAATGATGGTAACAGTCAATTTAGCTGAGACCATTTTAAAAGTATATAGCGTATTAAATGAAAGTAATAAGAAGCAATTGGCCGAGATGGCAAATAAAGATAAAGAACATTTTGGCAAAGTAATAGATTTTGCTCAGAAACATTTAAAATAGGATAGAAGATGGCAAACAAATTTACATATCAGGTTCTAAGAGATACCACAACAGATGCCGTTATCAAATTAACTGGCCAATTTGATGGTGCTTCAGGAAATGAATCAAATACCGCTAGAATTGTAGCCAATACTTTATATGGTGCCTTGGACGCAAATAATGTTCCTTTATATTCAGCTTTAAGCGCTAGCAATACTGCAAAACCTTTTTACAATTTACAAGTAACTTCAGCACAATATTTTGTAAGTATGTCAACTGCTACTCCTCCTGGTTCCGTTGAACTATTTTGGGCAGGAAATACAACCGCAAACAATGCAACTATTTTCTATCTAAACGGCAACGGAGAATATGGTAGCCAACAAAATCCTGCAATTACAAACAATGCCACGAACCCAAATGGAAATTTAGGAATTAATACTTATGGCGTAACTGCAAATACTGCATATACTTTAATTATTTCTTTCCGTAAAGATAACGCTTACTATCAACGTGGTCAGTTTAATGATCCTGCTGCGTTTAACTTTGGCGTTTATGGTATTACTGGTAATAAACAGTAATGAAAGATTTGGTTTTAAAACTTCTATCAAATAAATTTGTAGAAGCAAAAGACCTATTAGACGCAAAAATTAATGATTTGTTTAATGAAAAATTAGACGAAATCAAATTAAAAGTTGCTTCAGAATTATTTGAAGATTATGAGTTAGAATGTTATTTTGAAGATAATTTGGATGAAAGCACCGAACAAAGTGCTAATGTTCAAAAAGTAGGTAGATCACGAATAATTAAGTTTCGAGTTCGTAAGGGTGTGGTACAACGCCGAAAAAAACTTTCGGCAGTAAAAGGTTGGACAATTAGGCACGGCAAGTTGATTAGAATGATGCCGGCGGAACGTAGAAGCCGCCGCATTGGTTCACTAAGATCAAAAGCTAAAAGGCGTGCTGAGTTACCAAAAACTTTAAGAAAAAGAAGAATATCAATTAGAAAAAGAAGGTCGGTAGGATTATGAAATTAATCAAAGAAATTA